CTCGCTGGCTTGTGGAAAGCGATCGCAGTGGTTGGTTTATTAAAGCTACAGCCTGGTAATTTTACTTTTAAACATTTATAAACGCAAAGTGCCCTTTAGCTCGCCGTTTAGCTTGCGACTCACGCAGGAGCAGATCCAGTGGCTCGATGCCTGGTCCAGCGACACCATGTCTCGCAGCGCCGCCATCAGGCTTCTAATTGCCGATGCCATTCGCTTGCACCGTGACGGCATTCTTCCCCGTACCGCAAGGCGTGATGAGCAGTGAGTTACTTTTTGCTATTCTCAAATAGCGAATTTATTTCTTTAATTTTATGAACTGGCAGCAAGTTTTAAATAACTGGGATATTGCGGAAGAAGACAAAAAAACAAAATTCTTAGACAAGTTATATGATTTTTATGGTACTACTTCAGGTTGTTATACAGGTTTATTTCAACGTTTTAAAAATGATGTATTTGTGTTTGCTCGATTTGTTGTAATAGAGCACAACGAGCCTATTGAAAATTTATTTACGTTTGTTGCTAAGATTGATTGAGGCGTTTTAACGGTTTAATACTTGACCAGAGATTACGCTAAAGAATATCGCGAACATGGCGGTACAGAAAAGCAAAAAAAACGACGAGCTGCTCGTAATAAAGCTCGTAGATATATGGAAAGAAACGGGCGTGTGCATAAAGGTGATGGTAAAGAAGTAGACCATAAAAATTTTAATCCGACTGATAACCGCCCATCAAATTTACGTGTGGTTTCTAAAGAAACAAACCGAGAGAAACAACCTAAACGGAGTTAAAATTTAACTATGGAAAAGCATAATTTTGTACAGCGCCCTGGCGGTTTAGGACCGATGGCTGATCGTGTTAAGCCTATCGGGACCTTGGCTACTGAAAAGCCTGCTATGTATGCTAATACGCCTGAGGCGATGGAGTTCAGGCGTGCAACTACTCTGGACGACATAAACCGTATTTACACCCAATACCGACGCGATCGGGGGGAATACGCTCGCGAGCCCGTGGGGCCGATTAGTTATGGTGAGGGGAATATGACTGAGAGTGCCCAGATAACTGGACCTGCTGGCTACAACCATAAAGATGCGTTGCAGACTCCAATGCGTCCGTTAGATATGAATAAAGCTGAATACTTAGTTACTACACAAAATAGTATGGATCCTAATCTTCGTGCTCAGTTACAAATTTTAACTGACTTACCACAGCAAAATTTTTATAATGCTCAAGATATGACGTATGCAACATATACTCAAAATTATCAATTACCTGGATCTTTGCCCCTTCAACTTCCTGGAGTTGGTACAAAAAAATGATGATTAATAATAATCAACCAGTTCGTTTAGCTGGTATGCGTTTAGGTTTAGGTCCTGCAGATGTTACTAAATTAGTTTCTAATCCTTCAGAAATTACCGCTAGACTTCGCTATCAAGAGACTTTTCCGCGTAGTTAATGCAGTTGCATTCTGCTGAACTTAATTGGATAACACCTGACGCTGAAAAGGTTATAGCTCGGCACGCAAGAGTTTCTACCGACAACCCTAATCGTGCTGAGTATTTGCGATTACTAGAGTTTTGTATTCGCCACGGACATTGGAGTGTATTTGAGCAAGCTTCCGCTTCATTCGAAATCTCCACAAATCGTGCATTGTCTCCTCAGCTTTTACGACATCGGAGTTTTACTTTTCAAGAATTTTCGCAACGTTATTCTGATCCGATTCAAATTTTAAAAAATTTTGACGAAGCTTATAAGTTTGACTTAAGAACAAAAGGAGAAACAAACCGTCAGAGTAGTGTAGAGCAGCTACCGTTATATTTACGTCAGCACTTTTGGGAAAAGTTTGAAGATATTGATCGTCAGATAAAAACTGTTTATGCTGAGATGCTTGAGTTAGGAGTTGCTAAAGAGTGTGCAAGACATATTTTACCTTTATATACCCCTACAAGGTTGCATATGAGTGGTACGATTCGTAGCTTTATTCATTATGTTGGCCTACGTGGTAGAGAAGAGACTCAATTAGAGCACCGTCAGATTGCTCATAGCATAGGTTATTGTTTGAAAAAAGAATTACCGACTGTTATAAATGCGGTTAAAAACTCTGAGGATACATCGTTAACTGGTTGGTCTTCTTTACGTTAATTCTCTGCTCCAAGGATCATTATCTGTTGAAGATTTTTGTGAATTAGAAATAGTAGCCATCAAACTTGCGTTTTGATTTTGCATCATTTGAATAGCTTGTTTATGTTTTTCTAATTCAAATACGAGTCCTTCTGTTTGTACTTTTGCCCAATTTTGCGCATTTTTTGATAACTCTTCAAGCGCATTTGATGCGTGTGGAAAAGCAAAAATTATTCCGTTGTTTGCTTTAGTTTGAACTTTTTGTCCTCCAGTATTTTCTGCTAACCCTTCCAAGAAATTATATGCTTGCTGAGGTTGTATATTTGCAAGGTACGCGAGTTGCGTAGGTTCTACTATTCCGTTATTTACTTCATACAAAGCACTAAATGTAGACGTAACTCTTTCAGTGTTACTTTTTCGTTCGTTATTTTCCAGCATTCTCACTTTTGCAGCACTTAGACCTCCCACCACACCAGCACCAAAAGCCATAGAAACTCCAAAAAATTCTGGAGATTTAACTGTAAGTAGTGTTCCAGTCGTAAGTCCAGCTGTTAATGCGCCAAAACTAATAAGAGAAAAGTTAATTTTCGGAAACCTTGTCATGTTTTTGAAAAGCAGAGTCCCATTTAGAAGTTGTTGGATCTTGAGCAAATTCGACTGGTGAAGGCAGACGATCAGGACCAGTGGAAGCTCGGTCAGATTTTAAATCAAATCCTTTAAGACGTAACCCTTTTATTGAGGGAATACCGTCTTTTAACACAATCTCAATACCTTGCAGCTTAAGGATATTTACAAGAGCTTCTTTTGTCCGCTCAATAAATCGATGCTTAGCCGCAGGTTTATAACCGCAAGCTTTACAGAAATTAGCGTAGCTCGGATATAGCGAACCATAAGCATTAGCAATATACATTCCTTTTTCCGATTCCTCAATTGATGGTTTTCGAGCTCCCTGACCTACCGGTGTGGTTGAGTTTGGAGCATAGAGACAACAATCATTTAACCAAGAAACAAACTGATTATTGAATAGTAATGCTTCAATATTTGTTTTATTTAGTGAAGGAACATGTTTAGTTGGGTTAGCCATAATATCTTTCATGTCGTTGTAGTTCATGGATAATGCCCATGAAACAATACCGCTCATTTCTTTTTCAAAAATACCTTCAATATGATCGTCATAAACACTAATAAGTTCTTTTCTGGAACTTGGGGGTATCACTTTATCCATAACAATTGTCAAACGGCGACGTTCTAAACCGCTGCTAGAATCATTTGATGTAATGTGTTCGTTACTTGCAATACAAACTAAGCATTCTGGTTTAAAGCTAATTATTTCTTTTCCATATTTTCTTTCAGCACGTAATGTGTCTGAAGCAGATGTCAATTTTTTGAGCACATCCATTCGTTTGTTGTAATTGCTTTCATCAGTTAAAAGCAGCAGTCTTTTACCGATTAAGTTATACGTTTCGAATTTGTTTGTTTCAATTATTTCAAGACTTGACGTGTGGGTACTGTGAAATCCCGCTAAAGCAACCATCAGTTGTTGCATGGTTGATTTTCCGGTTCCTCCGGGTCCTACTAAATGAAGAAACCTTTCTCCGGCTGTGTAACCAGTCAATATCGCACGAGCAAACGCCTGGATTAAAAGATCTTGACCTGGATTCAAACAGTTACTAAGCCACGTTTTGAATTCAGGGCAGCTTGCAGTGCCATCATATGTATATTGAAGCTTGTGTCGGAGGTATAATTCTTTCTGTGGACCTGGAGCAAACTCCATAGTCTGCGTGTCAAGAATTCCATTCTGAAAAGCAATAATTCCACGAGCTTTTGTCCATATACTTTTTCGTCCTCCGTCGTTAGATCTCAACAATTTTGCTTTTAAGATTAAATAAACGCTGTTAATTGTTGCACTAGTGTATTTAGCTAGTACTCCAGCTATTACAAAAGAATCAAGAGCTTTTACTATGCGTCTTTTAATGTGTTGTTCGTCTTGATGATACCAAATATCATAATCAATATCATAATGATAAAATTGATCTAGATTACTGTCGTAAATAAAGTCATCTCCTTGATTTGCAACAATAATATCCGCAACATCATTTTCAGAAAATTGACGATTTTGACTGTTGCCAGAATTTTGCAGACTAATGAGCTGTGTGGGCGTAGAAGGTGTTTTCATACTTGTTGTTTTTGATGTTTGTTTTGGTAGGACTGAGTTATCGTCTGTTTTATTTTCTAATGAAAAAACAGAAATATCTAATACTGAATTGACCTGAGTCTTTTTTAAATTTTTAATTTCTTTTTTAATAGTTTCTGGTACATGCAAGTCATAAATTTCTTTCGAAACTGTCCTGATTTTTTTCCAAGCAGCAATTACTCCTAAATCAGAGGCCAGGATTACAGCAGGTTGGATTTCTTCGACATCCTTAATTGAATTTAAAATTCGATCGAATTTGCCATCTAGGTCGTGCGGGTAAGCATAGATATTATAGAACGCATCATGTGCTACTGTCAATGGTGAGACGCATACAGGTATTTTATTTAACTGCAGCCAATTTGACCATCCTATTAATTCTTTAAAAACCGCAGCCATGGTTGAGCTACGATCCTCAACAGGTTCTCCAGCTAATACATTTTTAACGGTCGAGGAGATTAATTGCCGCAGATCTATGCCGTTATCTTCGACATGAGCTTTATCTAAAATTTCTTCTCCGTTAGCACTTTGCTTGCTATTAGTTACAGGCAGTAAAGAAAAAACTTTGTAAGCTTCGTCTTGCTTATTGATCGGAATGAATTTACCCGGAATCGCAAATACATTTTTACCTGGTTTGGGTCCGTAGAACAAATTAGGGATTGTCGTGGCCCTTATGTCAGAGCCTGGGATACTTGCGTAAATTTTTTGTGTGAAAAATTTGTAAAAATTAGGATCGAATATAGGTTTTTCTAAGCCAAAAACAAGACGAAATCTTGGCCAATCTTTCGTTGTTGACGGGGAGTGATATGCGAGTGTTAAGTATTTTCTGCAAACTTCGAGCTCTAATGCTTGTTCTGGGGTTAATTCTTGTTTCTGGACCTTATTACCATTACCATCTTTGTAATCTGCTTGATTGTCAATATCGACAATTATTAATCCAGCTTGAATTACATTGGTTGCATCGGCTTGTCTCTTGCCTTCGAGCATGTGCCATGCACACAAACCATAACCTTTTTCTAGTTCTTTTTGTAACTCATCTACATTTAATTCTTCTGCGTTCCAATTTGAATTAAATGAAGTAAAGTTGCCGCCAGGAGAAATTTTACCCGTTTTGTCGTTGACATATTTAGAAACGACTGAATTTATAGAACAGATAAATTTCATAGTTTGCTGCAGGGCGCCTGTAGTATGCCAGAAAACGGAGTCAAAAATTCAAAAGCAACCCTTAAGAACCCCGTCGAAGGTTTATTTTTTTAATTAATTTTCTGACTTTAGATTGTAATACTGCTTAACTACTTCGAACCAACTTTCTTCGTCTTTTTCTATTTCGTCCGACTCAAACGTAAAAATTTGAGTATTAAATTCTTTGATTGCTGTGGTTACGATAATTTGTGTTTTATCTATTTTAATACCCAAGCAATTTTCGGCGGCAGCTTTGTAAGCAGCTAACTGAAGCCGAGTCTTTTTTACTTTAAAAACACCAGATATTAAAGCTTTTCTTGTTTTTTCATCGATATCTAAATCTTTTTTTGGGAATCTGGCTGCGTAAGGTCCGTTGCTTGTTTTAAAATCAGCTAGAACTATTTGAGCGTTTTGGTTTATATAAATTAAATCACAACATCCTGCATATCCGTAGCCTGTTTTTTTGTCGTAATAATGTATTCTTCCAACACCATCATCTCCTACATACTCTGACCATCTAGGTTGATTAAACGGTTTTTCTGACCACAACACACGTCCTCCTTTAAGGAGATCGTCTAATAGTTCAGGTATTCCATCCCAATAAAGTTTATATTTTTCAGGTGGAACTGTGAGAATTCCTTTTAAGTAATTTTCTACGCCATTATGAATCCACGATCCTCTTTCCGCAGCTTGATCTGCTGCTCCTGGATTCATTAAATTCCAGTGCGCTAATTTTTTTCGAGTTTGTTCAGTCTGGGTTGCGCTGAGAATAGTAGTTACAGACGGTAAAGGAACAGGAATACCATTACAGATGTAATGCCTTAAACCATTTAACGTTACGCGAGTTTCGGACAAGACAATAGTGTCAATTTATTTAATTTTAGAATGAATCAGAGATTTCTCCAATGCTCTCATCGTCTTCGTCGCTTATAAAAAATTCTCGTTTTTGATACTGGTATTGTTTATTACGTCGTTCAAGTTCGCTCATTAAACACAATGCTGCCGAGTAGCCTTCGAGTGTAATTTCTGCACATTCTTCTGAGTCTCTGGGTTGGCCTTCGTGGTCAATGCACTCAGTTAATAATTGAGTGCTTATTAATATAGCAGTGATTTTATCTAATTTTAAACTTTGTTCTTTTTGTAACTCAACGAGTTGATTAAGAGTTTGAATAAGCTTGGCACTCATTTTACAGAAACTTTAGGGCGCAGCCAGCTTACTTCGTAATCAATGACTGTACTAGGTACTGCTTCGCCCGTTTTTTGAAAAAAGAACCACGCTGAAGTTACAGAATCTTTTAGTTGCTTACCGTCAGCACGAAATGCTGGTCTTGGGCTTAAAATCTTAATATTTACTAACGATGCGTCCTTAAGAAATGCTTCGCGACCCCGTGTGGGCTCAAGGAAAGTAAGTCGATCAAGAATACAAATTCCTTTGTTAGCAACTTGCAAGCCGTACTCAGTAATCCATGGTGTGTGTTCTTTTAATCCCTGAGTGATTGCAATTACCCAGTCAATTTTGTTTTTATGAGATTCCCACCATTTAACACTTTGAATATTGCGCTCGTCATTATTTAAGATTATGTCGCTAGAGCCACTTTCTTTTACTTGTTCGTAAAGCTGACCTTCAAAATCTGCAGGAAGTAAAATGGTCCCAGAGCACAATTTAGATTTTGCCACCGGATTAAAAATGAACTTTGGAACCTGGTAAAACGACATGACTTCAGAAGAACTGACTGAAAAACTTAAATCTTTTATGGGTTTAGAGTTAGATCTTAAACATAAATTATTTTTAGACGGGCTTAAGAGTTTAGACGAGGAGTCGCGTGATTCAATACTAAGTTTAATTTTTGCTAATTATTTAGTTAGAGGAAAACTTCTTAGTAATATATGCACTTGGTGTTTAATTAATGACGTTGATCTTCCACATTATTCCGATCTGTTAAATATGTAAAAAAAAACGCCCCCCGTGGTGGGAGGCGTAAAACATTTTTTAAGATTAAAAATCCAGACCCGCAGCCTTGAGTGCCGCTTTCTGTTCCTCAGTAAGTTCCCGATCACTAGCGGCTTTTTTTGCCGAAGGTGGTTCTGAGGCTTCATTTTTTTTCTTGCTGGGCTCCGCAGCTGCTGGTGGAAGCGTCTGTAAGGATGCTTCAAACCCAGCTTCGAGGCGTTTAGGGTTAGCCTCTACGAATGCCCCTTTAATGGTCGTGTGATCTTCTCCCAGAGGTAGTTCAACCAGATTCGCACCGGGGATAGAAGAACGAAGTGCAGCTGATACCAGCTCTCCTCCATCACTTTCAAGCCACGCTGCAACATCTTCGATGAGCTTTTTTTCTTCGTCACTCTGAGCCGGGCGATCTTTAAACTCAAGTGCGTTGTAATTAATTTTGGCGCCGTCAGCACCTGTCATTGGATCTCGTTCATTAAAAGATTTTTGAACGAATCGGGTGCTGGTAATTACTTCACCGACATTAATACGGTTGTTGTAAAGCGTTTGGAAGTAAGTGATAAAGTTTTTTTGACTTGATTTACCACTGATGATACTCGTGCAGACGCATCTAGGAGGTAGTAAACGATGATTAGGTAAAACACCGATATAACTAACTCGAATAAACTCTTCATGCGATCGCATACCGAGATTACCGAAGTATGGTGTAAAACCAAGTAAGATGAATTCAATTGGTATTCCATTGTCGTTACTATCGACAATGGCCGCTTCAGGATCAGTGTCGGATTTCCAACGACGTGCTTGAAGATCGATTCGGAGTGTATGGGGTGGGATTTGGCAGAGAATCTCATCAGCCGAAAATTTGCCAGCGATAAAAACCATGATTAGTTAGAGCGAAAAATCAAGAGAACCTAATGCAGCAGTCGAAACCAATCCTTTTTCAGGATCAGCAGCCTTTTTAGGAGCTGCCTTTTGATTCCGTGGTAAATACAGAATCTTGTCAACACCATAATTCAAAAAAATACGATCGTCTTTTTCTGAGGTGCTTACTCGTCCGACAGCAATTGTTGGTGTGCCTGCAGGTAATTCTGCAAGTTGTCCAGACAACTCATTCCAACAAGAAACTTTCATCCAATTTGTTTCTTGGTTTTCGTCTTGCCAAGCAAGTGATCTATTAGTAACCGTACTATCTCCAAGTTGAGCTTCGTCCGTTTTAGGACCTAGCCCACCCGTAGCAATAAACAAATTGATCGCTAAAAGGTCGTTCCAGTTTTTATTATTGACAACCAACATTGGTTGCATTTTTAACAAACCATCTGGGTCAGATTTTGTGGGACCTACCGCAAGAAATACTTCGTCTTTTTTAAGGCTTGTTAAAACTTTCCCTACATAGTGATCGCTTTTTTGTTTCAGTGAAACTTTGGTTAAAACTTTTTTGTCTGTTGAAGGTAAAGCTTCAGCAATTAAGTTAGATACTCCTTCTTCTTCTTGAATGGCTTCGTCTTTTACTCGAAGACCTAGTAGAAAAATGTTCATACGTGAATAAGTCGGTAAATTGTTGAGCGGTGAACTTTAAAAGCCTTAGCGATTTCCTTTACAGGCACGCCTTGGCCAGCAAAGACTAGCGCCAATTGCCTGTCTGCGCTAGTGAGTTTTGAAGCTTTTGCATTTTTATACGTATTGTGAAATGGGTTTATGCAATTTTTTTTATGACAACTTGGCCGCACATAGGTATCGCTTGGAATATCTAAATAACTTAAAATTAAGGGCCTTACATAAAATTTTGTACCTAATACGTAAATAACTGGGGTGTTATTACAAAATGATTTATTCCAAGTTTCGCAATTTTTATAATTAAATTCATTGTAAGCAAGTTTTTTAAATAATTTACTTATATAACATGTTTTTGCTTGTTCGTTACGTAATGTAAAAGCGTCACCTTTGAATGCGCGAGCTATGTCAATAGCCTGTGCATTGGCGTGGAGACCATCGTTGGCTGTTATTGCAAGTTGTAATTGTTTATTATTTTTTTCAACAATTAATGAATAGTTAATAAACATCGTTAGGCTCAAAATACCTAGGTTGCAGAATAATGTTCACTTCAAACTCAGACGCAAATAAAAAAGGGTACAGCTTACGCCACACCCTTATTCGACTTTTTAAAATTTTTATAATTTTGTTCATAGTAGGTTTAGTCGCTGGTAGCAGTCTAAACCTTATTTATTTTTTGTTTCAAACACGTAGCTGGTCGTAAACACCACCTTTCCCTGGTAAATTCCCTTCGCGGAGTAGACCTGAGATATTTTTATCTAAAAATTCTTTAATTTCTCTGTCAGAATAACCTGCTTCCCTAGCAGCTTCTAAGTCTTCACCTCCGAAGTAATCACCACTTATGCCATAAGCAGTTGAAATTCCTGTTCTGGGTGCTGGAGTAGAAGGTGCATTTACAAACTCTTGAGTTTGTAATGGATTACTAAATTTGGTTTGTGGAACGGGCGTTAAACCAGGCGTTGTCCCGTATTTTCCAGCTAAAACATCTGCTTGTACTTGCGGGTTAACAAAAGAGTAAGGTAAATTTAATTCTTTTTGAATATCTTCTGCGAGATTTAAGCGACCGGGGCCAAAAAATTGTTGATTTTGGATTAAGAAATTTTTAATTTCATCCGTGCTATATCCCTCTGATTTTGCAGCTTCGATGTCTTTTGCACCAAAACCAGGACCCCCTAAATTAGGCCTGGAGAAAAAATCATAAGATTGTTTTGTAGTTGTTGGTGTCGGTGTCGGTGTCGGTGTCGGTGTCGGCGTTGTTGCTGCCATCGCCTTCGGTTCCGGCATCAGAGAAAATTCGGAAACTGTCGTAGGCATTTTTGGAGCTTTGTAACCTAAAACTCCACCTCGCCCTTTTGTAGTTGCTGTCGTTTTAAAAACTGGTGCAAGCCCTTCAAATCCTTGCTGCCCTTCTTCGTCTTCTTTAAATAATTCTAAAAGATCTAAACCTAAGCGAGAACCTGCAAGTGCTAAGAAATTGCTGGGTGCTTTATATCGAGCCGCAGTCATTTTTTACAGGGTGTCTGCTAATAAGTATAAATTAAAAGACATAGCTTTGTTACTTCGGTGCTTCAAAAGTTTTGAAACCTGCGAAAGCTTTGGCTCCTCGCACGTTTCCTGTTAACCGTGGTTCACTTTTTGTATCAGATGCTTGTTTTGTTTGTTTGTAAGTATCCCTTAAGCCTGGAAAATATTTAAATAATGTTGATTCATCTGGTATCTCCGTTAATGAAGCACCAAAGAAATCACCAGCAAATCGTGTGGGCATGACAATCTTTTTTTAAATTTTAACCGTTTTTAATGAATAAACGCATCAGATTAAAGCCAGGACCGACAACATTTTTTAAAGTTCTCATATTCATTTTTGCTATTTCGTGATCTTTATAAAACTTTGCTTCTTCTCGACTTTTAGTATAAGTGACTAATGTTTTATTTTTTTGGTCCAGGCAATTTGAAACGAATGAATCGTCTTTCGTTATAACCCATACCTCCTGAAATCTTAGGAGTGGCATCGTTTGAGTTTCCCCAAGCGTATAAAGCTTTCGCGGATAAGTTACCTTGTTTTTTTTAGTTTTACCAGAAATTTTTATATTCTTTATACTATCTTCAGTATTGTTATTTTTTAAATTTTTTTCAAGATTTCGCGCTCTGTTAGCTGCTTTTAATGCTGAGTCAAAAATTTCTACTGTGAAACAAACATAGTTATTTGTTTTTACACAGCCTACATAACCTCCTTCTACTTTAGTAGTCCATACAGTTTTGTTTTGATCGACTAAAATGTTTGCGTTTAGCATGATTTTTTTGAATTTTATTATTTAAATCTTAAACAACGGACACGTAGATGTCGAGTGTGGTTAACCGAGTATTCATCATTTTTCTGCCCACGTATCAGCTATCGATGCGTCCGCTTTTGAAGGAACGATTTTTAAAATTGTCTCAGCTGCTTCTCGCATACATTTTTCAAGAATATCTTTATATGCGTCTGCTTTTGTTTCAATAACTTCTAAAACAATTTCATCGTGCACACAAGCGATTAAAAAAGCATCTTGGTTAAGATATTCGTTAATTTTTGCTAAAGATAATTTAAGTATATCTGCACCAGCACCCTGGATTAAAGTGTTAGCGCAAGCAGTCATTGTCGCATCATCATAAGACAGTAATCGACGCCTACCTAGAGGAGTTCTAACATAGCACCAACCATCTTCGACCATGGCAGCTCTTTCTCTATGCCACGCTCTTAGCCGTGGATAAGCAGCATGAAACCCCGCGTGAGCAATCTTGGCATCTGACAAAGAAATTATTTTTCCAGACTGAGCTGCATATGTTTTGTATTTACGGTATCCCATGCCGTAAAGAAGCGCAAAATTAAGTGTCTTGCCTTCTTGTCTTTGTTGTTTAGTTACTCCATCTATCGGTACTTTGTATATCAAACT